TTCTTATGTATTCTAATTGGATTAGGTACTCTAGTTATCTCTCTTGTTTCTGTATCTAATATATGAAAACCCTTAGGACACTTATAGTCTGACCAAGTAATTTCATATTGAGAACCAAGATAGTAAACTTGACCATCATCAGATTTTTTATGAAAGTGACCAGATATAACTTTTTCAAATCTACGAAACATAGACTTGTCTAATCCTTGCATATTAACATGACCTGCGTTCATTTCAAAACCTTTTATTTCCAAATGACCTAAAGCTATTTGTGCATTACTATTTTCTATTTCGTTAATAGAGTGTTCGTAATTATCATCACATATCCATGGTATTAAACAAATATCGGTGCCGCCAAAATTTTTTGTTACAGCCTTATCATATATCCAAGGCTCTTTTATACCATCAAATGTTGTACATAATTCTTTAATCGCATTTACTTCGTTTGTGTTTTTATAGTAGGTGTCATGGTTACCTAATATGATATGAGTATCAATACCTTCTTTATACAATCGGTGCATAAATTCTTCTCTAAAGGTATGTGCTGTTTTAAAGTTAATAAACTTTCTTCTATCTACCACGTCACCTAAATGTACAAGGGTTGTTATGTTATTTTCTTTTAGATATGGAAAAAATATCTCATTATAGAATCGCATAAAATAATCCAAAAATGCTGGACTATCGTTCCTCGCACCAAAGTGCGTATCGTTTAACAAAGCTATTTTCATATTTTAGTGAAACAATTTAGATGTAGATTTTTTTACTCTAGTTTTCTTTTTCTTTTTTTCTACTTTTTTAGGTTGAGTATCGTCCATTTTTAAATTCTTTTGTAAGAATTCTCTAAATTGATTTTTAAATTCTGCGTCATCACCTGGCTGTAAAGCTACATCATCATAATTACTATCCATAATAAGTTTATGTTTAATAGTAGTTTGTTTCTTTTCTTTTTGTATTCTTCTTATAAATGCGTAATAGATGATTTGTGTAAAGTAAGCAAAAGGGTTACTAGATTTAGCTGGATTAAAATTGTCTAGGTATTGTAGACAGTTTTCAATACCATCACTAACCATATCGTCTCTAAATGTATAGTTTATGAAATTAGGTCTGTATGATAAGTGATTTGCTATCTTTAAAAAACAACTACCAATATAATTAGTTACTGGTGGTTTATCTCTCTTTTCTCTTTTTGCTTTATTTACACTTTTTTTGTAGGCTTTCATAGCCTCTAAAAATTCTTTGTTATTAACGTAATGTTCTTTTTTTGCTTTAGTCATAATATTAATATACTACATTTTGTTTAATTTGTCAATGTTTATACGATTGAAACTTGTATTAAAAGATATAACAGTTTTTCTTTTATTAGATGTATTTATTTTTGATCTATGAAATAAGTATGCTGGAAAAGTTATAAGATCACCTTCTTTTGCTTCAACGTCTTCCTCTCCTAATATTTCTGTTTTCATGTTAGTATCAGGTAATTCTAAAAAATAAACATTTGTGAAATGACTTTCTGTATGTGTATGCCATCCATGGTCGTCATTTTGTTCGTATTGTTGAAACCATATGTTATGTATAGTCATTTTCATTGCATGTCTATCATCTAACATAGTATTTTGTACTTGATTTATTACATTGTCTTTAAAATATTTTATCCATTCTCTATCCATTTTATCAGCATCATGCCAATCACTATTAGATATATTCTCAACTTTATTGGATTTTGTAGAAAAATAGTCTAACAACACTGCTTTATGTTTATTGTGATCTGCTATTTTATTTACAAAAATGCTTGGACTCAGGGTTGACTTTTTCATAATTTTATCGTATAATGAGCTTGTAGAGCGATGGCAGAGGATAGAGTCTATTAGTGTAGAGTCTTTTTAGGAATAAACTCATCATCTTCAAACTCATCAAATATTTCATTAACTCTATCATTATCTTCATCACTTAATCTTTCTCTTTTAAATGTCGCAGGTTTCTCTTTTTGTGCCAATGGTTCGGACTTTTCATAACTTAACATCATATGATTATAACTTCTTGTCATATCATTGTTAGCGTTTACGATAGTCATTATTTTATCTTTTGGAATAGTTAAAATAAAATCTTTAGTATATGGGCTCCATTTGATAAGAGCCACATAGTCTTTTAGTCCAGTGGCTGTAAATTGTGGAATATATTTAACTTGTAGTGGTTTTGAAAGTCTTAGTAAAGGCGACTTATCACCTAACTGTTCTGCTGGTAATGTACAAACTATATCATCACCATTTATTAATTTGATAATTTTAATCGGATTTGGTTGTGTTTTTGCTACCATTGATTAACTCCACGTTATGGATTTCGTAATTAAAATCTTCGCCATTGTATATATTTATTCTTTCTTTAAAGTGTTGTAATGTATAATTCTCTTTACCCTTATAAGATATGTCATCTGCTATATCATATAAAGTGGCTGCGCTGTTATTATCTTTTAATCTTAATCCTCTACCAATAGATTGTAAGTTTCTTATCCTAGATTTAGAAGGACTAGCGAAAATAATGTTATGCAAATTCCGTATATTAATGCCCGTAGAGAAAGTCCCATAGGAAGCCACGATAATGGCGTTGTCAGATTTTTCTGTGATCTCCCTAATTTTTTCTCTTTGTTCAGCGTCAACTCCTCCAAAGACGTAGAAGACTTGCTTGTCTGTTGCTCTGTCTCGTATAGTTTCATATAAATGCTTTCCGTGTTTTTCTACATATTGAAATAAACATAGTGTATTCCCGTTTAGCGAAGTCGCCAAGTTTCTTATATATTTATTTCTCTTTTCATTAGACACCAAGTAATCCATTTCTTCTTGGTATGTTTTATCTTTTAAGAAGTGTCTAGCTGTTTGATCGTGTTGTAATACTAAACACATAATTTTTAGTTCAGCTAATTGTTCTCTTTCTATTAGTTCACTTGTAGATACTACTTTATTAACAGCACCAAACAAACCCTCTAATACAAGTTTATGTGTTTTACTACCATCAAGTGTACCAGTCAAGCCAACTCTATATTTGGTCTTTTCTAATTTTGTCATCAATTTTGTGAGCGACACAGATTTAAATAAGTGAGCTTCATCACCTATTATCATACCAAAATCATTAAACCATTTCTTTGGTAAATTATAAACAGATTGCCAAGTAGATATTACAACTCTTTTGTTTGTTTCTTTTTCGTGGCCTTGATATATTCTATGTACGTTTCTTTCACTATTATAACCATAATCTTTAAAGTCTTTAAATAACTGCTCTACAAGCGATGTAGTGGGCACTATAACAAGGATTTTATCTTGTTTAGTATCTTTTAGTCGTAATAAATTAAATATTAACATGAGATAGATTATAAGAGATTTACCACTAGCTGTGGGAGATACAAGTAAACATCTATTTTTTTCAACAGAATATCTAAAAGCTTCTCTTTGATAATCTCTAACTTCGTGTGGTAATTTAAGTGCTTTGATTAAGTTGTCAAGTTTTGTTTCATCAACATTTGTTTCTTGTATTTTGGTACCATCAACAATATGTACATTATTTTCTTTACACCAGTTTTTTATATACGGATAAAGACCAGCATATATTTTACCAGTAGCATATGAGAATAATCTAATTTTACCATCCCAAACTCTATTACGATATTGTGGCATAAACTTATAGCCTGGTACTTCAAATGTAAAATACTCACCAAGTTCTCTACGAATATCAGCTTCAGCTTCTATTTTAAGATGTACTTCGTTTACTTTATCTATGATTAGGTATCGAGTGGTTGTCATTTCTTAATTAAAATATCTTTTTTATTAAGATTAAATGCTATAGATATTCTTTCTTTCTTTGATATTTGTTTATCAACATAATGTTTAGTATTAGATGGAAAGATTATCAGAGTTCCCTCATCACCATTGTAATGTCTATTTTGATCTGGAAATATTGTTGGCGTAAGATCACTATTTTTATAATAGATAACACCTGATAAAGCACCTGAGTGACTATGTATTGGATTTGAATCACCTTCATATGAAAAGTTTAACCATATATCATATCCATCAAAGTGACCATCCCAACATCGCATATAATAATTTCTATGATGTCCACCAAATTTTTCAGCACAAAATCTCGTTAGATATGCTAAAAAGAAACCATTATCAATATGATTTTTAGGAACACTTATTTGATATGAATTAGTTTTTGTACCAAAATTTTCATGTTGTTTTAAATAAGATAGCTTATGATCTTTGATTTTTTTACAATCAACAACCCACTGATCTATTTCTTCTATAATTTCTATAGGTAATTTTGTTGCATAAATCATTTGTAAAAAAAAGTTGATATTGTAAATCTAAATTGAGGACCAATAAATGATTGAGGTCTTATTGAATGTGGTAAAGAACCATCAAACTCTAGTAATCTACCCGGTGTAAATTGATATGAATTAGTAATAATTCTATTGTGGTCATAAAACATTGTTTCACCAGCCCACTCATCACGCCACTCTAAATTAGCATAATATAAAACAACATGACTATTGTCTCCGTGTGCATGTGTATAATAGTGGTCGCCCGGTTTAGTTAAGTTAACAATACACTTGTCCCATTTGTCAAAAGATATTAAGTTTTCAATATAAGAATACAACTTTGAATTTTTTAAATCTTCTAGTGACCACTTAGAATGTAAATCATATTTTTGTATATCATCTCTATCTTCCCAACCTTTAATTTTAAAAGAAGAGTTTAATATAAAATCATAAACATG